ATCTATAACTTTCTTAATAGCTGATTTATCAAAAAAATGGCAGGATATTTCTAAAATACTTATTTATATACCCGTTTTGGGAGGAGGTATTATATTAGCACAAGTATGGAGATGGGTATTTGCTATAAATGGTTTAATGAATTGGGTATTATCATTATTTAATATAGCACCGATTTATTGGTTCGGTGATGGCTATATTTCTATTACTATTATATGCATTATTGTTGTTACTACTACTTTCGGTGGGTATGTTATAATATTATTAGCATCGTTAACAAGTATAGATAAAAGTATCTATGAAGCAGCTAGAATGGATGGTGCTTCAAATTTTCAGATAAAGATGAAGATTGTATTGCCGTTAATAAAATCTACTATAGCATTAGTATATTTATTATCTATGATAGCAAGTTTACAAGTATTTGAATATATTTATGCTTTGGTTCCACAACAATATGCTGCTACAATTACTTACAATATTTATGTTACAGGATTCAAAAATTCTAAATGGGGATTGGCTTCTGCTCAGGCTGTAATACTCATGATTATTACTTTTATACTATCATATTTACAAAGGCGGATAAGTAATGAAAGTAATAAATAAGGTAATATTAGTAATGATTTTCATATTACTATTTATTCCTATTTATTTTATGTTAATAGGATCATTTCAGGATATACATGGTATTTTTATAATGCCTCCAAATTTGTTCCCTAAACACATAATATTAGACAATTACAATATTTTGCTCAAGGATAATGCTTTTATATGGCTAAAGAATACTATTATTGTGACGGTTGTTTCAGTATTTTTATCAATATTTTTATCAACCACTTCTGGATATGCTTTTAGTGTTTATAATTTTAAGTATAAAAATTTATTATGGAATATTCTTCTTATACAAATGATGATACCAAGAATATCATTATTGATTCCATGGTTTGTTATTATGAAAGATTTGAAATTATCAGGTACTTTAACTGCTACTACACTTCCTGTAGTTTTATCGCCTATGGGTATGTATCTTTCTAGAAATTATTTTGAATCAATACCTAAATCTATTATAGAATCTGCAAGGATTGATGGAGCAAATGAATGGCAGATATTAAAAATGATAATTATTCCAGTAAGCAAACCTATAATATCAGTATTAGGATTATTTGCTGGTGTGTCTGTGTTACAGGATTATGTATGGCAAATGTTAGTGTTAAGTGATGTTGAAAAACAGACTTTGATTGTTGGATTGATTAGGCAATCTATGAATAGAACTGGTGATATTGGATTGCTTGTTAATCCAATAGGTATGAGTTTTGCTGCTGGTGTTATTCTTCTATTTCCTTTAGTAGTATTGTTTCTTATAGGTAATAGATATTTTATAGAAGGTTTACAAGGAGCAGTAAAGGAGTAATATATGGAATTATCTATATATGATTTGTTAGATATATACAAGAAACGTTTATACGAAGATTGGAATAAAGAATATGCTGATAAATGTAAATTTGAGGATTATTTAATAGCAAAAATGTATATTTATGATGTGCCTTCTTGCTTTAATACAAAAAATGAGTTAAAATTGAATGTATTACTTGACAAAGAAGGCATTATATGAATAAAGAAGTTATGGATTTATTTCAGTTCATTGCAAAAGATAATGTAGTTTGTAAGCAAGGGATGGAATGGGTTTCATACTGTGAGAAATTAAAAGATGTATGGGATTTATGTCCAAGAGCTGATTGGATGCTTCTGAATATAGGTAGGATGGGATACAATAATAATAAAACTTTACGAATACTTATTTATAGAATTTTAACAGAAATAAAGGTAAAGGATAATAAAACTGTGTTTGAATTGGCTTCTCCAAGAATGCAGGATTATATTTTTAAGTTAAATTCTTTCATAAAGGGCGAAATTCCTTTGGAAGAATTTGAAAAGATTGCGGCTATAGTATGGGCATATGAAAATAATGAAAGGGAAGAAGATATCAATATTATAGTAGCTACAGCATGTTCGTGGCCTAAAGGAAATGGTACTATGAGAGCAGCTAAATCAATATTAGGAAGACTGAATGCTATAGCTAATGATGAAAACAGAATAGAATTAGAATGTGCTAATCTAATAAGAAATTGTATTAGTTATGATGAAATTTATAATTGTTATAAAAATTATATAAGGATTGCAAATTTATGAATATATTAGATGGTTTTGATGTTTTAGATAGTGAAACTATGAAAATTCCACAGTGGATTGACCTTATACATGAGGATTGGACAATAGGATTATATCCTAATAAAATTGGTACTTTTGCTATAGATAGTGATGGTGATTTGATGTTATGTGATACGTGTGGCAATTATAAATATTGTCCTAAAGGCAAATTCAAAATAAAAATAAGGAGCAAAGAATGAATGAAGTAAAAACAGCAGCAATTATTCCAGTGCGTGGTGGAAGTAAAAGATTACCTAGAAAGAATGTAAAGATGTTTTGTGGGCATCCTTTGATGGCTTGGGTTATTATACAAGCAAAATGTTCAAAGAATATAGATGAAGTTTATGTTACTACTGATGATGATGAAATGGAACAAATAGCATTAAAATATGGTGCTAAAGTTATACGACGACCATATTGGGAAGATGCTGATGCTGCAAGTGCTAATAGACCTATTTATCATGCTGTAAAAAAGATAAAAGAAGAGCATCCTGAATTAGACACATTTATTTATTTGATGGCTACAGACCCATTAAATAAACCTGATGATTTGGATAAAGCTATTGATATGTTTTATAAGATAGGAGCTGATACACTGTCTCCATTTATAAAACAGAGGGAAACATACATTTATAAAGTTACCAGTAATAGTATGGTACGATTGATACTAGCTGATAATAAATATCATTATGGAACTATGTCTGGTGGATGGTGTGTTACAACACCAGAATGGTTTATAAATTATTATGAATCATTGCCTTCTGATTTAGATTCAGTATTAGTAAATCCTGAAGTATGGCCATCTATAGAAACATATGTGTATCATACAGAATTATGGCAGTATGCTGATGTAGATACACAAGAAGAGTTTGAATTAGGAGAAATAATTATGGAACACTATATTCTTAAAGGGCAAGGTGCAAAAGTATATGAAGATTATAAAGATTCATGGCAAAATACTGAGATAGAAAATAATGAAGACAAATTTCTTAATAAAATATCGAAACATTTTGGGAATGTAAATCAACAATAAGGAATAAATATATGGCTATAAAAGAAGATGAAACAATTACTTATAGTAATATGTACAATGAAGCTACTAATAAATCTCAATTAAAACATGAAATCATATCATCTGCATACAATCACAAATATATAATTTCTGCTGTTCATGAGGGAAGAGCATATGATATATCAGAAGAACCTAAAGTAAATAAAGTTCCTGCTATCATATTTGGTTCTGGGGCTTCTTTAGATAAGGCTTTACCGTATCTAAAGGACTGGAAAGGTGGAACTTTCTGTACAACAAGTCATGCTGAATCACTTATCAGGTTTGGAGTAGAACCTACCTATATTATAGATTTGGACCCTATGTGTCCATGGTCTGATATAAGTGATATAGACTGGTCTAAAACTAAAACAAAACTGGTAATGCACCCTGGGGTGTACACTGATTTGGTAGCACACTGGCCTAATGAAATGCTGTTGTACCTTGAAAACTCTGGAGACCCTTCATCATTTTACAGTACAATACAACCACTTATGTATACAGAACGGATTAACCCTGAACTTGCTACAAGAGAACAGCCACTGAAAAAACTGATTGTAACAAACTTTTCAATATTTGCCTGTTCACCTCCATTACAGATGTTTGTAGCACATTTATTAGGATATGACCCTATTTTTACCTGTGGTGTAGATTTTGCTTATACTTTTGATAAGGAACGGTTTACGAACTGGAAGGTAAAGAAAGAATATCTTACTGTAGCAGGTATAGACCCAAGGAAAGAACAGTATACTGAAAATGAATGGGAAAATATGTGGTATCCAATAGAGCATCCTCTTCCAGCACTTAATGAAAATGATATAATTATTACATCAAATGGATTGAAGGCTGAAAGAATGCATATTTATTATAAAAAGAATTTTATTAGTGCTTGGAGATTACTAGGTGAAACAGTATATTCAACTGATTTTGGTGCTGTTACAGAAATTCCATTTATTCCTATAGAAAAAGTAATAAAACAGCAAGGTTTAGGATTTCCAAAAATTGGTATGAAAAGAATAAATAGAATAGCTGATTTATATTTAGCTAAGCAGCATTGCTTCGTATTAGAATCAGATGAAGGCTTATCTTTTGTAGAATCAGAAAATCCATTAGAAGAAGCAGAAAAATTTATGAAAGAAAATAATAGCAAATATGTATGTACTGTTTGTAAAAAGAATATGCTTTTAACTGATAAAGATACTTATATAAATCATGAAAATGAAGATTGCCCGATCTGCAAATCTAAAGGAAGTTTGAAACGAGTTATTCATTTTGATATACAAAAAAATATGAAAAGAATAAGAAGTTTATTAAAAGAGATAAAACGGCAGTAGGAGTTACATTATGGATAAGGATAAAAAGGATATTCGGATAAAAGCCGAATCATGTTATAATAAGGATTTACACCCACTATTGATAGAAAGTCTTTTACAAAACGGTGTTAATGCTAATGAAATAATAAAAAAGTTAGGAATAACTCCAGGAATATATAGATATTGGGCTAAAAACTTTCCCGAAGTAAGAAACGCTATAGAAAAAGGTAAACAACCTGTAGATTTGAAAATAGTGAGTGCATTATATAAAAATGCTGCTGGATATACAGTAAAAGAAATAACAAGAAAAACTCATACTATTACAGCAAGTGATGCAAAACTTATAGAAGATGGGTTTGAAGATAAAGTTCCTAAAGAAGATGTGATAATAAGAGAAAAGCATGTTCCACCTAATGTTATAGCACAAATATTCTGGTTAAAAAATAGATTACCTAATGACTGGAAGGATGACCATTCTCTTGATGTCAACAGCAAAGCTATTTATACTATTACAGCAGCACCTAGTGTTGAAGATGCAAACAGAGTGAAGAAAATAGGCAGTAAGAAAATAGAAGAAGACATAGAAAAAGATTATAAAGATTTTTCTGAAAAAAATAATGTCTTGCAAATTGCTGATAATGATGATATGATTATAGATGATATAGAGGCAGATGATGATTAAATCAATAGAACTTACAAATTTTGAATCTCACAAGCATTCTGAATTTGTTTTTAGTCCATATATAAACATTATAACTGGTCAATCGAATCATGGAAAAAGTTCTATTATACGAGGATTATATTGGATAAAAGATAATAAACCTGCTGGTAATTCTATGGTATCATTTTGGAATAGAGATACAAAAGGATTACCAAAAGATAAAACTTCAGTAGAAATTATAGTAGATTCTTCTATTATAAGCAGAGAAAAAAGCAAGGATTTTAATGGATATAAAATAAAGAGTAAGGAAGGAATAAAGAAACTTGAAGCTATTGGACAGAATGTTCCTGATGAAATAACAGAAAAACTAAATCTATCAAATACTAATATACAATATCAGTTTGACAGACCATTTCTACTTGATGAATCATCGGCAGAAGTAGCTAGAATATTTAATAAAGTAGTGCATCTTGATACTATAGATAAAGTACAAGCAAAAGCTGAACAATTACGAAGACAGACAAATTCTGAAGTAGCACAAGCAAAAGAGACAATAAAGACACTGACTACTCAAATAGAATCATTACAATGGATTGAAGAAGCAGAAAAGTTAGAAAATGAATATGAAACTACTTTACAAGAATACAATGCTGTTAAAATTGATTATATTACATTAAATAATTTATTGATAGCATATAATAAGCAGAAAAATATTATAGAAAAATGGGAAAAGATAAAAGTTGCAAAAGACATTATTGATGAAATAGATAACCTGAAATATACTATAGATACAGTAAGTAATGAATACAATAAATTAAGACAATTATATTCTGATAAAAATAAATTACTTATGAAATTAAAAGTATCGAAGAAGATATTATTGCAGGCTTCTATTGTAGATGAAATAGAAGAACTGAACAGTGAAATAAAAAAGATTACAAAAGAAAAGCAATTATTGGATAGTATATTGAATAGTATTATAAGTAATAAAAATATAATTGAGGAATCAAAGAAAGCAATTGATCAATATAAAAATTTATTGCCTAGTATTTGCCCATTATGTGGCAGTAGGATAAAACAATGAAATTTATAGCTTGTGCTGATTTACATTTACGGCAAGATAAGCCACGATGTAGACAGGATGAAGACTGGTTAGGATTTCAAGAATCAAGATTAAACATTATTGCAGAATATGCAAACGAAAATGATTGTCCAATATTTATAGCAGGAGACTTATTCAATAAACCTATTGTATCTGAAGAAATAATAAATATGTTTATTGATTTCTGCAAGAAAGTAAATAATGGAGTTTATGCTATAGCTGGAAATCATGATTTACTTTATCATTCTATGAAATATTTGAATAAATCTTCTATTGGAATATTATTCAATATGGCTTCAATATCGGATAAATTCCGTACTTTTGAAGATACCGATGTTTCTTATGCTAATTTTGGTGAAAATATTCATGAAAAAAGCAAAGAAGTGCTTATTATTCATCAACTTACATTTCCTGATATAAATAAAATACCACCTAACACAGAAGCATTATCGGCAGAAGAATTGCTTACTATGTATCTGGACTACAGATATATTATTACAGGTGATTGTCATATTTCATTTGTATATAGTAAGGATGATAGATTTGTTATAAATCCAGGACATATTGACATCCAGAAAAATAATGAATTAACTACTCCATGTATATACTTTGTAGATACAGAAACACAAAATATTGAAAAAATAGAATTGCAAGAAGAATACAATTTAATTACTGATGAATACATAAGAAATGAAGAAGAACGTGAAGAAAAGATACAAGCATTTGTAGAAAAATTAAGAGTTCATGATGATTTTAGTTTATCATTTGAAGATAATATTGAACAGGAAATAGAATTAAATAGAAAGCAACTTGACGATAAAGTAATTGAAATCATACAATATCTTATGAATTAGGATGGAGGAAAATAAAATGACTGCAAGTGAATTTGAACAAATAAAGAATAAAATAGCAAAAGAACAGGAAAATGCTATGAAAGCTGAGGGTGCTTTGGATAGAATACAGCAACAGTTAAAGCAGGATTTTAATATAGAAACAGATGAACAGATAGAAGAAAGAATGAATGCTTTAGAAAATAAACTCGATGAACTTAACAAAAGACTTGATGAACTTATAGAGAAACTTGAATCTTCTGTTGATTGGGATTCAATATGAGTTATAAAGACAAGATACAGCAAGCTAAAGGCAAACTAAACTTATTACAATATCAATTACAAAAACAAGAATCTGTTGTAAAAGATAAAACTGAATATCTTGCTAATCTGGAAAAAGCACAAGCATTCATACAGAATGTGGCAAAAAAGACACAGGAACAATTAAAGTATCATATAGAAGATATTGTACAATTAGCTTTAGATTCCATTTTTCCGCACGAATATCGATTTTCTATCGACTTTGAAGTCAAATATGGCAAAACTTCTTGCAATCTTATATTCAAAAATAATGGATATGAAATTGATATAATGAAAGCTGCTGGTGGTGGGGTAGTGGATATAGCATCATTGGCTCTTCGAGTTGCTATATGGTCTATAGGGAAAACAGATAATGTATTAGTATTAGATGAACCGATAAAGAATATACAACCAGCATTATTACAAATGGAAGCATGGGATATTATACAGAAATTATCACAACAGCTTAATTTACAATTTATTATTATTACCAATAGTACCAATAATGGTGAAGCACTAGAATACAATGATATTACGAAAGTATTTACTGTGGTAAAAGAAAATGAACTTATTGGTAATAATTCTTTTGGAATTAGCAGTATAAAAGAGGAATAAAGATGAGTGGCGGATATTTCAATTATAAACAATATACTATTTATGATACAGTTGATGCACTTAATAATTTAGCTAATAAGAAAGATTATTCAAAAACAATATTAAAATATTTTAGACATGCTGCCAGACAACTTAAAGATGGAGCAGAAATGCTAGAAGCAATAGATTATTTTGTGAGTGGTGATATTGGTGAAAATGAATTTATCGAACGTTTCAACAAAATTGTTCAAAGGAATAAGAAATATATAAATCGAATAAAAGAGGAATAAAATGGATTATGTTACACAGAATATTGTTCTGAAATATTTACAGGAATTTAAGACTGATTCTACTTCTACTATTGCAAGAACTATTATGAAAGAGAATCCTGGGTTATTTACTGATTTTGAATCTACTAGAAATTATATTCGGTATTATAGAGGGCAGAGTGGTTCCACTCATAGAAATAAAATGGATATAGAACACTATGTGCCGAGAGTTAATATACCTGAACCAGTAGAACAGAATTATGAACCGTATATAATAAGCAAAGAAGACTATCCGTTACTTATAGGTGCTGATGCTCATGTTCCATATCATAATAGAGATGCTATAGAATTGTTTATAGAATATGGATTGAATATGAAGCCAAAGCCAAATACAATTATTCTATTAGGTGATTGGGCTGATTTCTATAAATTGTCTTCATGGAATATAGACCCTACAATGCCTGATATAAAGCAGGAACTAGAAATGCTTAAATCTATACTTACCAGTATACGGAAACTGTTTCCTAAAGCAAAGATAATATACAAATATGGCAATCATGAAGAACGATATGACAGATATTTAATGACAAGGGCTCCAGAAGTATTCCATTTACCACATACTCATCTTAAAGAACAATTGGAATTAGATAAATTAGGTATAGAAGTTGTGACTGATAAACGATTGATAACTGCATGGCATTTAACAATTATTCATGGTCATGAATACAAATTTAGCATAAACAATCCAGTAAGTCCATCTAGAGGATTATTCATGAAGGCTAAAAAATCTGCAATATGTGGGCATTTTCATCAGAAAACAGAATATTCTGAACCAACTATAACTGGGCATGTTATAAGAGATTGGAGTATAGGTGGATTATGCAATTTACATCCATTTTACATACCACTTAATAAATGGACTAATGGTTTTGCTACTGTTACAATTACTGATGATTTTTATACTGTATCAAATAAAGAGATCATATCAAACAGGATTGTATAAACAATCTATCAATTCACCATCTATAATTTCATAAGGTTGAATTTTGAATGCTTGTAATATGTCATTAAGAGCTTTGAGATTATCATTACTTAATACTATATCACCCTTATTCATATAATAAGTATTACTTGTGATATATCTTTTCATTGAAGAATCACTATATAGTATTTCATGCATATTTCTATTGGAAAATAATTTTATTTTTAATGCACCTTGCTGTATTGAATTTTCGTTTACTATTTCTTTTACTCTTGCGGTAAATATGCAACATTCTTCAACATAAAAGGACAAACTTGTTACTTTATCTCTATAAATTCTTATAAAAAATTCAGTCATTTGTTAACTCCAATATTATTTAGAATACTCCCAATACATCTAATCCCCAACCCGCACTTAATAAAATTGTAGCAATTTCAAAAATTATACTTTTACTTTGTGCTGTTTTGACTTGCTTTTGGAAGTCCTTGAAGGATTCCTGTAGCCTGTTCAATGATGCTGTCTGTTCCTGATAGCTCATCACTAGCTTGTTGTACTCCTGTTGTAGCACTATGAATTGGTTCTGCAAGTCCATGAATTGATTCACCAAGGCTTGATATTGTGTTACCAAGGTTTGATAACTTTGTGTCAACGTCTGACTGTCCTGACTTAATTTGTCCAATGTCTCGCTTAATTGATTCCATGCTTGTTCCAAAGCTTTGTATTGTTCCACCAATGAGTTGTACTTGCTTTCCGACAGCTGCAACTGTGCCTGTGCATTTATTAAGTCCTTCTCCGATTGCTCCAATGCTATCTGAGAGTTCTTGATTTTGTTGCTTAAGTTCTGCAATAGAGCTAACAACTGCTGCTTCTGACTCTCGGAGATTATGTAGCTGTCTTCCAGTGATAATTCCTGTGATTCCTGTGCCCACAAGGATACAGATAATACCAACAATAAAATAATTACGAATGATTTTTTGCATTTCATTTTTTCTCCCCATATTGCATAAAATAGTCTAATATTTTATCTCCAGCATAAAGACCATCACTACTTTGTATAAGAGGAATATTGGATAATTTATATTGTGCTTTACAAATATATTCTACTAGTTCCTTATATTCTGTATCATCTAGTTCAATATTTTTACCTGTTGACAATGTAATAATCATTCTTCATCCTTTGATATTTTTTTCTTTATTGTCTGAATAATTGTTTCATAACCTATTTGAGACAATGCAAATGCTAATATGCCTGTAGATACCCAGTTTGGTAATATTACCCATACAAAAGCAAGTAAAACACATAAAAGTGGTTGCAAAATTGCCCACACTTTTGTGGGTATATTACACAAAACTCCTTTCAGATATTGTATTATTCCAATAACACAGAAAGCTATATATAATGCCATTTCAATCATATTTTATTCTCCAATGATAAATATTGCTGATATACAGATTCTATCCGTTTTGCATATATTTCTACATTACCACTACCATTATACCTAAATGCAATAGTAGCAAAATCTTTTGTACGTAAAGCAGCAAGTAATTTTATATCTGATAAAATAAATCCAATAAAAGCATTCAGATGTCCTAATTCACTATGGTACATATCATTGATGAAATCTTGTAATATTCTATAACCACAGCGAGAATAATTAAATCCCATTATTTGGAATTTCCCCCATGATGCTGATTTTAATCCAGCTTCTCTATTCAGTGCACAGGCTTCATCAAGTCTATTATATTCTTTTTTACCATAATAATATAGTTCTTTATTCCATACTGGTGATGAAATATTTGGATGAGATTTATCATAAATGCCATTAGTAAATTTATGAAACCAGTGTGCTTCAAAAAGTATTTTAGGTCTCCAATCAGTATCTGAAAATTGCCAAAATCCATAACCAGAAGATTCAACTTCTGCAAATGCTTTTATAATGGCAGGTTCACAATCCAATTCTTCTGCGGCAAATTTATAATCATTATCAGTAAGTGCTTTAGGCTTCATGGAAATATAAATCTTCCCATATAAGCAATAATGAGCATAACAATGCCAGAAATAATATAACCTATAAGTGAATCCCAGTGTTTAGCTGGTTTCTCTTTTAATTTATCAATGTCTAGCTTTATTTCTGTTACTAATTGCTCAATTCTACCTACTGCACGCCACAAATCTTTTGTCTGTTCTTCATGACGTATAGTAAATTCTTGTACTTCTCTGATACGAGATTCATGGTCATCTAATTTTTTCTGCATATCACTAAATATTTGTTCGTGCTGTTGAATTGGATGTGTTGTTGCCATAATATTACCTCCTATTTTGGTTCTTCTGGCCATATAATGTTATTGGGGAATTCTTTTTGTTTTGTTATATCTCTCAATTCTTGAATATAAACTAGAATTGGCTCTATAGGTTCGGTAGGCTTTATCCCCAAAGCAAGCTCATCTTGATAGCGTTGCTTACGCCACTGTACCGCTTCAATTCTGTGCTGACGCTCAAGTTTTACTTGCTCAATGAGTTTAAGACGATTTTCCTCATCAACCTGTGCTTTTGTTTTACCACACAATATCATGATAATCTCCTGTGTCCCATAGTGAACAACTATAAGTATAGTATCGTCTAATTTCAAGATATAATTCATTGTCAACTCTATATGCAGAATTTATGGCTCCTTTTGTCTGCTCTTGAATGTCAGGCCATAATACACTATCAAAGTCAAATTCATATTGCTCATCATTGATTCTATCCCGCATATTGCTCTCCTTATGGATGATATGGCGTTGCAAGTGAGAAACCAAAACGATACATCCTAAGACGTATGTTGGAACTGTCGATAAATGCCACATCAGTACCATTCATCGCGGCAAGAGCAGGGAATCCACCCGCT